TTTTGCTGATTTCAGCCGCGGAGCACGCCATGTTTACTTTTTGCTGGATGGTTAAAATTTTTACCGCCTCCTTATTATTTATTAGGTTTTCCTTATATCTTATTATATAATACTTCTGATTTTTGTCAACATGTATTTGAAACTTTTTTTGATAAAAAAACAGAGCTCATAAGAGCCCTGCTTTTCGGTGTTGTTTTTCTGTATGTCTTTGGTCAGAAAATTTACTCTTTCCGCCACTTTTTTGTTTTCCCGTCCCATTTAAAACCGCGTTCTTTCAGTTCTGCGCGGATGCCATACGTCTGCCCCGAGACAGCTTTAACCTTGTCCCAATTGATACCAAACGTGTCTCCATCCTCTGCGCCAGCATTTAACTTATATGTAAGATACTGCGTTTTATTTGTTTTAGATGTCTTTTCGCGTTTTTCAGGAGTAGCATAGTCAAAAGATAACTCCCCGGTACGATCATCAGCAGATGCCTGCAAAATCTCGTTCTTGTAATAAGACCCGTAATACCCGCGTGATTCTCTATATACTGCTTCTATTTCCCTGGGCTCTGCAGATGGATCGATGATCCCACCTTTATTTTTTTTCGCACTTCCGGCTGCGTTTAAAGCAGATCCGCGCCCACCGAAAAACTGTAAATTTATCACCATGCCGCCACCTCCACAACGTTAAATTTATCGCTAAACGGCTTTATCCTGATTATATCACCTTTGCAATCGTCTGGTACAGACCCATAAAAGATAATCTTATCAGGACATAGCCGCTTCATCATTTCATCATAGCCTGCGGCCGGGAGGACTTTGAATGTTCTCTCGGCCTATATCTTTATTCCAAGATCTTAACCTTATGGACAATCCCATTAATTCCCATCGCCGCAAACTGCTGCCGGATAACCTCTGCCTGCTCGCGTGTCCATACATCAGCTACGGATACTGTGTAAATCACTCCCGGCTCCGCTGCAGGATGCGTCCATTCCGCAGGATCATCATATGCGATATCAAGGTCTGCATCTCCCCTGATACCTGGGATCTCCCCACAGCTCGTGTACTGCCATACAGATATGTCTCCGTCAACATTTGGCTTGTATTTCTGATCCGGCTCGTCATCAAACTGCATCGTTCGATATCCGCGATAATAGCGTGCTATCCACAACCGTGTCCCAGCAAACGCATTAAAGTCAAACCAACGCTCCTTATAAACATACAACCCGATATACAGACCAAATCCGTACCCTGCCGTTGTGATGACCTCCTGCGCTGCACGGATGCACTCTGTCAGCTTCTCAACTCCCAGCGGTCGCAGCGCACCTTTGTCCTCCACATCCCACCATACCATTGTGCCGGTCAGCTCGTAAGACCGCAATAATGCTACGATCTGCTGCGCTTCCTGTTGCGCCACTTCCGGCGTGGCTGCGTAGGTATATTTATAAACTGCTATCGGAATGCCGTGCTTTCGGCAGCCTTCCAGATTTGCAGCAAACTGATGATCTTCCTTGCACGATCGGCGCACACTGCGCAAGATTGCGAATGCAACTTTTGACGCTGCAACCTGTGCCCAGTCTATCACGCCTTGATTATCCGAAACGTCAATTCCTTTCCACATTTGCATTACCTCACAACAAAATTCTCCCACTTCTTGTATGCATCCACATACGTTTCCTGCTTGTCCCCATTATGCGTGATTTCGTAATACATACCGTCAGAAACAGTTGTGCTCAACAGCGCTTTATGGTTCTGAAGCGTCTTGCAGTACCAAACCACATATACATCATCCTGTGTAATCTGCTTCTGGTCGGTTTTGTCCGCATGGCTGTTGAAATAGTCAACGACAATCTGTTTGCTCTTTTCTAAAAATTCTTTGCTTCCCATACTTTCAATCCTCCGTATAATCTTCGATCACAGTAATTCCGTACTCAATGGCGCAAGTATTTTCGATGCGGCATCCTCTTGCGTTTTCCCAGCCTTTTGCAAAATATGCAATGTCTGCCGTAGAAAGCAATTCCAAAGATTTTCCCAAAAACCACAGAGGTCTCGCATCCGCAGGCGCGCTCTGGAAAAACGAATCAATAACCTCTACTTCTTCGTTCTCTGCAAAATTTCTCTTTGCGCTGGCAATTGCCTTTTCCCTCTCTTTTAAAATTTCATCATCTGTTTTGCCTTTCATCGGCTGTGAAATAAAAAGTTTTTTCATATTCTACTCTCCTTATCATTTTATGAGGGCGACCGAAGCCGCCCCAGAATCACGCTTAACCCCGCGCCGGGAGATAATCGGATCACCTTATCCTTCCTGTACTTCTTTCCATACACTATCTGTTCCTACAGATCCAGGCTCCCATACATTGTTATCAACAAGCGATTCCCAGACCTTACTATTGTGTTTTACCTTATCGCCTTTTTTATATCCGTTTGTGCTAGACGGCTGCTCCCAGTCCGGGATAACACCAGGATCTGGGATGAGTACCTTTGCAAACAGGGAAGGCGCCGTCTCCGGCGTCCACTGTGTCTGTTTATCGTGAGCACTAAGGACATTGTAAAGCACGTTGTTGTAATTAACGCGCTGCCCTTTTTCCAAATGCGTACCCTCTTCCAGTTTTTCCCATTCGGGGTACAGAGAGGGGACGCGCAAAGCCTGTGCATCCGTGTTATTCGCAGCGCTGAATTTAGCCTGCCCTAACATTGCCTGAAGATTATCTTTCGCTTTTTTTGTAAACATATCATTCGCCCTCCAAGATTCCGTTGATCTCATTGATGCTGGACGTGATGCTGGACACATCGTTTTCCAGTTTTGCGACTTTATCAGTCAGTCCCTCCGGCAGCCCTGCTTCTTCAGCTTTTTCCATATGCACCGTACATACAGCCACATGGGATTCCACAAACCCGCTTTCTGTGGTTGCGTCCTCCTGCTCGTAATTGATAGATGATATCACGTCAGGCGTGTATTCCAGACCAGCGAATCTTTTAAAGCCAGCATACCCGCACATCAGGTCAATCCCAACATAATATCGCATCACAGCCGTATTTGCCGCATCCGAAAATGTGTCAATGATGCTTTTCACATCGCTGCTTTTTATAGAGATTTGCAAGGATTTCCCGCTTTGGGTAATCCCATCAATCTCCAATTCTTTGCCAGATTTAAATACGATTTTTTTCATATTTTTACCTCTTCTCTGTTAGTGTTTTAGATTTTGGTTAAGGATTACAAAGTTAATATTTTAAGGTAATTAGTCCACCCGTTTTATCCCCCCATTGCGATTGTGCGAGTATGGTATAGCTAATATTACTTAATCATAAGCTTAAAAACATGTCCGTCTCCTGTTCCTCCGTGTCTAAAATTAACTTTCCCGTTTAAAATCGGATCTTTAATCATGGCAAAAGAATAAGATCCGCCCGGTTTGTTACACACGAACGATGGCCCACTAACACCGCTCAATTCTATGGAAACAACGCTAGCTGAAGTAACTACAAATAATGCTAAGTAGGAATATTCAGCATCCCTTTCCGTCATGGTGTAGTAATGAAGAACATTTGGATTACCGGCCGTAACAATATATGGAATTGATATGTTGTGTTCGTAGTCGAAGTCCAGCTCACCCTTAAAAGGGATTACTGTATCCGCACCTCCAATCTTGTATCCCCAGTTGCCGTCTGCATCCTGACCAAAAGATAGACCACCCAAATCACTATTTAGTAAATCAAGATTTGTCTTTGCCTTCGCGAATCCGTTCGAGATTCGCTGTTCGAGGTCGTTCATGTTTTTAGTGTTAAACGCATCGCCCTCCTGAGACACCTGTCCCTCACTGCGGGAAACGTCATACGTTGTTGATTCTCCGTTTGCAACGTTTCTCAAAAGCCTACGTCCTGCAAATTCCACAAGGCGGGCTTTCCATTCTTTCGGGGTAAACCATGTTTCTGCCATTATAAAATTCCTATTCCTTCCCCGGCGTAGATTTCATCGCCGCAATAATAATAACTGCCCACAACTCGATCATAGACATATTTGACATCGTGCAAGATCCGTTCTATGGCGTTCCATTTTTGATAAGTAATCAGCGGCGGGTCTGGTGTGGCAGGGGTATCTTTCAGAGCACTCCACGCTTCACGGATCCGCTGCACGTTGTCGCGGATCCGTTTAAAATCACTTGCTCGCGGAATCTGATCAGCTCCCCACATCTTTACCGTCACGCTTACCGCCAAAGTTTCAGCGATCTCACGGATGTTACTTTCGATCCGGTTCAAATCCGCTGCATTCAAAGCTCCCTTCATTCCGGCAGCCCATTCCCTTTTTTCTTCTTCGGAGATTGTCCCTGCAGCGTATTTATCATTCAAAGTCTTTACCCGTTCAACGTCCGCCTGCGTTCGGTCATACACCCATTCCATCAGAAAATCCCTACCTCCTCATCAGCATACAACTCGCCAGAATAATAATCTTCTGATGTTATTTTATAATATCCTCTGTACTTTGCCGTACCCACAAATCCACCCGTGAGGTCAATGCTGAGGGATTCTATACAGGCGACAAAATTACCATGCATTTGCAAGGTATTTTCAACCTCTGCCCAGTCCCCTGCTTTTTCCTCGGCGGACAAATGGCGCGTCTGGATTATCTGCTGTAGTTGGTAATAATCCAGGATGTTGTCGGCAACCTTCCGGGCGCTTTCGTAATTTAAAAGCGTTCCGGAAAATGTTTTCGTGTTCCGCACTTCACCGGACTTTATATGCTCGATTCTGGACAGTGTAGCCAGCTCTGTACCAACATATTTGTGCCCCGTGATCGTGACCTCTGCACGTGCGTTTCCCGCGATTTCCAGCACAACATAGTACGGCATTTGTTTGACAATCCTCCCCGCAGATGCGCTCATGTTCGCTGCCGGGCTTGTGAGCTGAATTGTATGTATCCCCGGATCGTATGTGCCTTTCGTAATCTCGCTTTCCGCCGCGTCCAACACCCACGTTTTATATTTTACGCTTACGTCTGACACATAAGTGTCTGCCTTTAACGTCGTGGAAAATTTCCGGCTGCGCGGAATCGTTGTAGATATTCTTCTGGTCGATTTTCGTATTTCGATTCCAGACCGGCGGGATGTGTTCATAATCGCAGCGCAAGCGAACAATACCTCACGCAGAGCTTTTTGACAGGTCTGGATTTTAAGCGTGCCATACAGCGGCGTTTGCGCCACCTCTTCCTCAACCGTATAATATTCAATCCCTGCCGCTGTCATAATCTCTTCGATCACACTTCCCGCCGTTTCTCCGGCGTATATCCGCCCGTCTTTAAAATCCACATTAGCAAGCATCCCTTTGTAGTCGATCGCCGATATTTGGGTGACATTTTTGGTGGTACTGTTGGATTCCATAAAAAACACGCCCAGCGGCATCTTCACGCCGTCAACGATTTCGTATGGCAACATTCTTTGCTTTTTCTGCAATGTTTTGTGCAACCCGTTAATGTTTCCAACATTAAAATCATCATCAGGGTCAACAAAGTCAAACGTAAGCTTGTCCGTCTTGACCTGATTACTGATAGGGTCTGTGTCATTTACAAGCTTCGCGCTTTTTATAACATCCGGCCCCCAGATAAACGTTGTGCCATACTCGAGATAGTTTAACTTTACATTGTGCCACGGTAGGGCACGTACAAATCGGATCTCAATTCGTCCGTATTCCTCCACCTGGTTTTCGGCAAAATAATTCAGTTTGTCCGGAAAGAAACGTTTTTGCGATTTATATGTACCGCCGAGGTCGTACCATGTCACTTCCATCTCCAGCGGGAATGTTTCCGAAAAATGAAAAGTCAGCCCGATAGAGGTATGATTTTCGGTAAAATCTATTCTGATTACAGGCTGTTTTGTGAAAATTCCATCTGCGCCCGCTTGCACATCCGAAAAAAATGGGATGTCCGTCGGCGTGTCTGGCATTTCGCTAAGACTCCCATCCAACACGAAAAAATTATGTTCCAGTGTAGCGTATTTTGGTGGGCTGCCTTTTGACTTAAACAGCCCCATATCCCCAAAAGCAGCATTGCTCTCTGTGCTTTCTTTTGCATCAGGCAGAGCAGTCGTGTCATACAGATTGTATTCGACATAAAATTCTGTTTTCATCATGGTCTCCTTGCCGGTTCTTTCGCCGTAAACTTGCAGGTAAACCCTTTATAATCAGCGCTATCCTGTGTTATCTTCTCGTATTCATCAGAGACGCTGGATATATAAGCTGTGTATTCGTAATAACCAGGATCTGACGGCAGCGAAATAATATGGAATGGGACGGGCTCTGTAACCTTATCCCAGAAACGTTTATATACGCCATCCGGGAACGAGCTGCTCTTCCCGACCGACATTGTGTAGTTAAAATACACGCCTATCAATTCACGCTGGAGCTCTCCCGTTTCAACTCTTTCGGCGAATTTGTCGAGGAAATCCGCGTTTCTTTTTATGGACACGATGGGGATGTTAAAATACTCCCCATCTATGTATATGCCGCGTGTAAAAATCATCCTCCGATCACCTCCAGATCATATCCTTGCCTGCTTGCTTCCGATAAGAAATCCTGCAGTGTAGCTTGCGCCAGATCTACCCCGTTTACCTGCAAGACAATTTTCGCCGTTCTAAATCCGCCGCCGCTCTCTGCCATTACCTCCGATACAGCTTGTTTTATTGTGCCTATCGGCGCTTCGATGTTGGTCTGCCCTGCCCGCTGGTCGCCCAGAATCGCCAGGAACGGGTTGCCGCCACGGATTACCGAGCCAGATGCAAGCGCCGGGATATCCCGCAGGGTACGAGATGCAAAGCTTTCGTTTATGGCATACGGCTGCGTGGACATTGTTCGCGGCTTCGATGATCCGCCACCAGTAAATGCGTTTTTGATACCGCTGCCGATGTTCTTGATTTCCTCTATAACGCCTGCAATCATGTCGCTAACCCATGTAAAGAAGCCGGACAAGAACGCCTTTATAGAATCCACGACGCCTTCTACTTTGGTTTTAAAAATCGTGAAGATTTCCTGCGCGGTATTCCAAGCGCCTTTCCAGTCCCCATCAATTAGCTTTCGGATAATCTTAAACACCTGTTCAAGTGTTTTTCTTAAAAATTCGCTTAGCTCGTTAATACTTTGCCAGAAAAACGCAAAGATTTCCTTTGCATTTTCCCATCCTTCCGCCCAAGGACGGAGAACGAACGTGTCCAGAAACGCCATAAAGTTAGTAAAGCCGTCAATGATAAGTTGCACGCCTTGCAGCAGGATATCCACAAGCAAGTTAAACACCTCCACAAGGAGGGTTCCAACATAATTGATGATCCAGTCCAATATGGGCTGAATAATCGTTTCCCACGTGGATTGTAAAAGGGATGTAATATGCCCAACCACACTTGACACAACAGCCACCAGCGGGACAAAATGGTCATTCATCAGAGAGGACATTTTTTCAGCAATCCTGTCAATTGTAGGCTGTATATATTGGTCCCAGGCATTCATAAAATTTGTAATAATACTGCTTATACCGTTTGCAAAACTGTCTACAAACGGCTTCACGTATTTATCATACGTTCTATTTATGTACGCAAAGCAGTCATCAAACGTTTGTTTAAGCCCTTCGAGGTATGTTGCTGTGCTCCCAAAAAGGCCTTCAAACGCGTGTTCCAATATCCCTGCGTTATCGGTAAATGGCTGTACGATGACCTCCAACAGATCTCGTCCGATCTTTGCCGCCAGCTCAGACATTCCTCCCATAGCACTGAAAAAACTGCCAAACATAGCGGTTGCCATCCGAATACCGTTTTCACTTGCAAGTGCTTCAAATACTTTAGCGATTCCGACAAAAAGATTCTCAAGCAGCTGATTGATTTCTGTACCAATATCAAACATTTGGATTAGCCACTGCTTTATCTTATCCGTATCGTTTTCCAGATATTGACCAAATCCGCCAATAAAAAAGGCTGCCAAACTTAAGCCTACACTCGCGATCATTCCTGCAAAGCTGCCAAGCATCTCCACGAGAGACATCACCCATCTGTCTGCAGCCCCCAGTACATCCGGATCTGTCCAGATGTCAATCATGGCTGTTTTGATCTGTTCCAATCCCTTCCGGATTGTTTCGAGCCTGTCCGTAGGATCCCCAAGTGCTTTAAAAAAGCCATCTGCGAACGCGTCACGCATCTTTTCGAGATATTCCAAAATGGGTGACAGCTTTTCTTTTATACCGTCTAGCCAGTCAATTAATTTTGAATCAACCGGTACTTCTTCGAACATGTCTTTCGGCTGCGTTCCGCCTCCACCGCCGCCGGAATCATCCTGCTTTTGCAACACATCCAGGTCATCAAACTTTGCCAAAGCTCCGGCTGCCTTTTTTGCCGCCGCTGCTGTTCCATTCAGGGAATCGTTATAGGAATCCTGTATCTTTTTCGCTCGGATGAAAGTGCTTTTCCCGCCAAGGATGGCAATAAACTGCGCCACATATGTTATCGCCCGCGCTATCCCGTTTATAAGCGCATTGAGATATGGAATTACCATCTGGACAATTGGAGCAAAGGCGGCAGCAAACGCATTCCCAAGTGTAGCCAGTGAATTTTTTAGAGACTGAAATGAATTTGCCAACGGAGCAGAATACTTTGCAAGGTTTGAAAACCCCTTTTGCATTCCGGCTACCATCGCATTAAATGCTTTTGTAATCCAGTTAAATATCAACAGCGATAATGCGATACCTTTCAATCTTGATGCAAAAGTGCCGAACAGCCCCGCGCTTTTTTTCGCGCCGGACGAGGCTGTTTTAAATGCTTTATCGGCAGAATTCTTCATCCGGTCAAATTCTTTTTTGATGGGCTTCTGCTTCGCGTTAAGTTCTGCCAGCCTGCGCTTTGAAACATCTATGTTCCCAGCAAGCTGTGACGCCTTTACAGACATCTTCTGAAATTCTTCTGTATCTTTTGGGGATACAAACGCGTTACCGGATGCTTTCTCCGCGTTTATTTTTTCCTTGATTTCATCTACTTTTTGAGCCGCTTCATCCAGTTGAGCCTTGTCCACCTTCGGGGTATACGCCTTTCCACTGTTCTCCATCTGCTGAAGCTTTTCTTTCAGATCATCTACACGGTCGGATGCGGCTGCAACCTGTTCATTTAGTATGTCCCATGCGCCGTCGGTTTGAGGTACCCCCATGTTTTCCCAGTCTGTCTGACGTGCTACAAGCTTAGACAGCTCTCCTTGCGCCGCAACGAGGTCTTTCTGTAAAGCTTTATACTCAGACGTTGCCGCCCCCTTTTGTGACATACGGGCCTGCAATTTTGAATACTCGGATTCTGCCTTTTCTAACTCTCTTTGTAATTCTGCAAATTTTTCTGTCGGGATTTTCTTTTGCGAAAATTCTTCCATTTTGCGATTGAGAGAATCTAAAGCCGCGCTGTCTTTTTTTATGGCATTAGACACGCGCATCATCTGGCTGTTTAAATCTTTTGTTTCAATTTTTGTGTTTATCCGTATCGAACCGTCATATTTCGGCATATCAGCCTCCTGCCTTGACCCATGTCATAAAAGCGTCAACATCTTCCTGTTCCTCTTCTGTCAGTTCCTCTTCCCGCTCTATTGCAAATATGCGTTTCTGCTCCATCAATGCCTGTTTTGCACGCGTGTCCATCTTAGGGTCTATCTTCTGCTGCCGGATGGATATGACGTTCGTATACGCGCATTCCCCGAGAGTTGACAGCAGTCCCATGAACGCCCAATAATGCAGATCAGATCTGTTTAGGTCGATTCCGTACTTCTCCAAAAACGCCGAATAGATGCGCCACTGGTCTATGTCAAAATCTGTTACCGGGACTTTGTCCTCATCCTTCGGGCGGTTGTCGGTATACCATCCGCTCAGAAACCACCTAAGACCATCTACTGCAGTTTTTAAATCGGGGAAAGAAGAAGGGCTGCCGTCCCCATCCTCTGACGGATACAGCAGCCCCAGCGCTACAGCCAACCTCTCATCGTCTGACAGGTCCGGATCTTGCAAAGCCTGTGAAATCTGGATTCCTGTCTGGAAGGATCCATCTATGCGGAATCCTTCATATTCTGTTGGAAATTTATCAAGAAGCACATTCCACATTTAATTGCTTCGCGCCCCTTTCCTGTTCGGGCTGTATTTGCTTGTGATTTTCTGATTTCGTTCAGCGGCGAAGCCCTGAAGAATCGGTATAATCTGGTCTAAAAAGTCCGCGATAAGCTCCATTCCAGGGGATTCCACGTCAGGAAACACCTTTTTGCAACACCCGCTCCCAAACAGAGAATCCAACTCAGCGCAGGCCTCCTTACATAAAGCGTCATACGCTCCGAAGCGTTCCGTGAAATCACCGGAAGAATCATTAGCAATCCTATCGGCTTCCTCGTTTTTTGCATTCAGCCATGCCACAAAATCGTCAAAACGCTTAAAAAAACTGTTGTCAGAGATGTTGACCGCAATATAATCGCCGTTATCGTTTACCTCAATTCGTTTGACGCCACTGTCTACTCGTAAGCTTGCTGCTCCCATCTTGTCCTCCTTACTCCGTTAAAGCCCTGGCAGACGCGGGCGTCGCCGTGAATTTTCTTGTGGTTACGTTAAACGTTCCAGCTTCTCCGTCACCTCTGCCACCCAGAGTCAGTGTATCTGTCACGTTTGACCCTGCATCGCCACCTGTGCCACCTACACTCACAACGCAGCGACGGCGGACTGCCGGATATTCAGGTCCAGCGCCGGAAACTCTCACGCGGACATAGGATGTTATGGCATCAGCTCCGACGGGCAGCGTGTCTATCATCTTGTTAAACCAGTCTGTAAGATCCTGATCCTCTTCGTCTACGTTCTGCCTTTCAACTTCGATGGACGGCGTATAGGATTTAAGGTCCGTAGATCCGTTTTCCTGATTGATGTACTGTACCGTCTCCGTCTCGGGGTTCATTTCCTCCGTTAAAGAGGTAATACCCGTTCCCAGAAGCCGGTAGTCTGCCGCTGTCCCCTCAGAGGTCGTGTCCATTTTTACATCGACAAAATGTCTCAACAAATGTCTTTTCATTGCTTTTTTCCTTTCTTAAATTTCAGGCTCGATAACATTTTTATAAAAAACCGTAACCGGTAGAACCCAGTCCTGCACGCCATTCTCCTGCGGCTGTGTCCCATATGCGTTCCCGCGTGTTACCCGCTCAACCCTCCGCCCTGCGGTCAGATCTGGGTATATCGCTTTTTCGTACTCTTTCCCTTCAATCCCGGAGGGTTCGTGGCAAAGCCAGCGACCCAGCGTATCCAGGAATTCCAGAATAGTAATTTTCTGTCGTTCCCTTGCTCCCGTGGTCGAACGGTATACTACAAAGCAGGGATACCGGCATTCCTGATATATCCGCCCGAGTATATCTTCTTTTTCTGTATATACCAGCGCTCCGGAATCATTGGAAAACGCAATGCCATCCTCCGCCCCAAGCTCTTCAAATTTAATTGCTTCATCTGGATACAGCCCCGGGAACTGGTTAAGCAGCGACTTCATCGCCGCCGTCAGAACATCATATCCAGTAGCATCATTCCCGATAGGTTCAGCCACCTTCACCACCTACTTCCCTAAGATTTCAAAATGCGGGATTACCGTATACGGTCCTCCCACTGACGATATCAGGTAAACAAAATCTTTTTCGGCATTCATAAACGCATAAAACCCTTCATATCGCCTGTCTGTATAATCTGCATCGTTCACGAGTACGGCACCGTCCCATGCTCCTACCATGAAAAAGTCTGTAGACGGATTAAATGTAATGCTGTCTGGCAACAGATCATTTACCTGTCTGTTCCATTCCTTCGGCGGAAGCCACGGCAATTCTTTTCCGACGGTATCAACAATAATTTTTCTCCCGTTCTTAACCCCGAACGGGATATGTAACTGTGCGTTATCTGTGCTGTCTGTCCCGTACAGTTTCATGATCTGCCCCCGGTCAGTCTCCAGATGCACGCCGGAAAGCACATGGGGATACCAGATGGCGGCAGTGCTGGATTCGTAAAAATTGAATATTGTCACTATCGCATCATTCATCGGTATCCCTCATTTCACAAAGAGCTTCATTAAATTTATCCGTAAACGCCAGGATTCTAACGCTATTTTCCATGCATTCCTCTGGCACGGAACCGTAAAAAAGCCCATGCCTACTCGCCTTTCTTAAATCTGCTCCATAATTCTGCAAACTTCTCCCAGCCGTACATCGCCACGAAAGCAACTAAAAATCCCGCCAGAATAGCCGCCAGAATCATGTACCAAATAATAGTCTGCTGGATGTACTGCATATATGCTACAAACGCGGTCACTGTAATCCCGATGGACAGGACAAGCACGAGGATATCCGTAGGGATTTTGGAAAGCACGCCTACACCCTTAAATACCTGTGTGATGACCGACACGATAAACGCTAATGCGCCGATAACCGCCAAAATTGCGGTCATATTTGTAAACAACATCTCCATATCTACCTCGTTCCTGCGTACAACAACGGTACGCCATCATCATTTTTCACTCCTGCCAGATAAAGCATTGCCGCATCTGCCAGAAGCTTGTTTGTCTCCTGTGCATCCCCGGCCGCCTGGTAGACCGCGCTCCATGCCTTTGCGCCGTTTGCCATTTCGGACGGGGAAGCGTAGGAAATTGATTCAGAACCGGCAGACTTGGAAGTAATTACTCCCGAAGTAACACCGCCAGCCCCGCCGGAAGATGTCCCCCCGGCAGCGGCAGATAGCGCCTGTTTATCTGCCAGCTCCAGTTGATATAACTTATCACAGACCGCACACACGGCCTTCTGTACCTTTGTCGCCGCCCTTTCATCAGACGGTAAGCCGTCAGCCAATCGGTCAAAGGTTATCACGTCCAGAAAGTCACTGGCGCGGTCTGCGATACGATCAAAGTCCTCCGCCGGGACGACATTCCCGTGGTAGATCTGTTCATAAAATGTAAATGTCGTGTATGCCATCCCGTCGGCCTCCTTATCTCCTACTCTTCCGTCTTGTTTCCCCGGAAAGCGGTTCGCCGTCAGTATTCAGGGGTGTACTGGCGGCCATCAACCCCCCGCATTTACGGTGATTTTCGCGATACCATCCAGGTATTCCGCAAACAGCACAAGGCCGGTGATCGCAAACGCCTCAGACACGGCGGTGTTGTAGTTGCCCTGTGTGTGGAAACCGATCAGATTCGTTTCTCCGCTGGTCGTGTACACAAGTCCTGCCTTCGCGAAGTCGCTGTCGTTGGGGTCGATGTAATACATCACGATGTTTTCCACCGGTGTAGCGATTACCGTATCAGCCGGAATCTCGCTGTCAGAAAGGAGGAAAATTGTATTGAACCCCATAAAATCCTTCAGGTACTGGAAGCCGAACTGATTCTGGATGGTGATGTTCGCTGCTCCGAGATACTTGTACACGTCAAGGATGTTCACAAAACCGACAACCCCGGTGATGTTCCGGTGCATCTGCTTAAACTTGTTCTCAACCTTGCCCTTTGCCATCGCAAGTGCCATCTGGAAGGTTGTTTCCTCGGACGTGAGCGTTCCGGTTTTCAGATAGTCGTAAAACTTCTTTGTCACGCCCGCCTGAAGCTGATAGAGGAACTCGTCGTCAGTCATCTGGACAGCGTTGTCATAACCGTGGTCTTTGATTGCTTCAATCGAAACGGCCTTCGCGTACTTCTCGATGGTCATTTCCTGATACTTCTTTTCCTTTACGGTAAATTTGCTATACGGGATATCCTCGCCTTCGCCTACTGCACCATCCTCGAGCGTCCCCTCCGCATATTTACTTTTCAGCACTGCGCCGGGCTGCTTCTTTATGGGGCGCATGATCCCCAAGATGTCCCGCAGATGCTGCCAGTTGCGCTCGAATCTGGTTACAAAATCCAGCTCTCTTGCGGTTACCTGGACATCCGCTGTTTTAATCAAATTTGCTTTTGCTGGCATATTAGCCCTCCTGCTTTAATTAAATAAACTCATGTTCGCAGCAATTGCAGCCTGACGCTCAGAAGCATCCTTGATGCTCATAATCTGGTCTTTCGTCAGCGCGCCGCCCTGCCCCTGCTTATTTGTCGGCTGTGTAAAGCGTGCCTGATTCTGCTGTGCTTTCTGCTGCTCATCGTCAACAAATGCCGAAGCGTCCTTTTCCTTCATCTGGGTTATGAGGTCATTCAGTCCGAGGATTTTCCCGTCTTTCAGCTTTAATCCGGCCTCCTTGACTTCTGCCATAATTGCGCGTTTAGCCGCTTCGCTTGAGAATTTAATCCCTTCAAACTCCGTCTTTAGAGCGTCCGAAAAATCTCTCTCATACAGTTGCGCCTGTGCGTTTTTCTCGGCATCCTCTGCCTTTTTCTTCCAATCGGCCAAATCCCTCTGCATTGTTTCAAGGTCAACGCCCTCGAAGCCTTTCAGTGTGCTTTCTGCCGTCTCAGCTTTTTCTTTCCATGTATCCCGGTCAGTCTCAACCTTTCCCAGCTTCTTTTCATGTTCAGCTTTTGTGACGTAATTTTCCGCCACCTTTTTCGTAAGGTTTTCCTTTTTGTCTGCCGAGACCTCAATCCCCAGTTCTGTCAAAATTGCTTCAATATTCTGCATCTTTATCCTCCTAAACGTGATTGATTAACCGCCCGTCAGCGGTATGGATTAAGCCCGATAAACCACGGGCGGGGTAGTTGTGGGAATGGGAATTGAACCCATGACACACGGCTTATAAGGCCGCTGCTCTACCTCCTGAGCTATCCCACAAAGCGCCCGGGGTAGCGAACCGGGCGAAAAGCGTAATGATCGGCGCTGTCTAAACAATGCACCTATACCGTGCGCCGGGGCTTGAACCCGGCTGCTTCCATGCACGGTGGCAAAAACAAAGAAAGATGGGATGGATTTTCCTGCAATTACGATTTACAGGATTGCACACAGACGGAGTCGAACCGCATTTTCAACCTTCCCGCAAGGCTGTGTGCTGTAAAGGAGGAAATACAAATACAAAAAAGAGCCAGCAATCTGTAAGAAATCCTTACAAATCACTGGCTCTGCGTCTGGCGTCTGGCACTTAACGGACGATAGGCTCTGCCTTTCCGTTTTCAATATTCACGAGGCTGGTCGTTTTACATTTCGGGCAAAACACCGGAAGATTATGCGCTGTCGTATCCTTGCGGAATGCTGACCGCGTTTTATTATTACAGACAGGACAGTATACCCTTTTGATATCCATGACGATCATTCCTTTCCATAGCCTTTAATACATTTTACCAAACAAAAAAAACTATGGCGTACCCATGTTTAAAGCAAAAGCGGCAGGTTTACCCGCCGCCTTTACTCACATCATCTTTCGTAATTTTTCGATGTACCGCGAAATAGTCTCCCGCTCTTCTCGGCAGTCTGCATCCTTTGACAGATCTCCCAGCTCTTCCGTCAGTGCATCCATATGCTCTTCCAGAGCAGCCAGCATACGCCGCTTGCAATCCTCAGACTTGCCGTTGCGATAAGACTGCTTGTTTTCCATGTAATCATCATAAGGGTCATTGTTTCCGTTTCCACGGCTATAGTGACCCTTTACATAGTGCTCCCCACGTCGCGCATAGGAGGATCCATCGTCATAGGCCGTCATGCTCATTCCATCATCCCTGCTGTATCTCCCACGGCTGTCGCGTTTCCGCCTCTCGCTGTACTCTCCATTCTGGCTATAACCGCCTTCCATTTCGTCGAGAACGGCGTTATAATAGCCCTCTTTGCACTTCCAGTATTCCACATTTTCCATGTCTTTCAGCATGTCGATAAGCTTGTATGCAGTTTCAAGGTTTCCGGTATTCAGACCTTTTTCTGCGATTTTATCCAGTTCTTCACGGATATTTTGCATCAATTTATAGCTCATGGTCTGCCCTCCTTAACCGCAAACCCGAACAGCTGTTATGTTCGGGTTGTCTACTAACACAGGAATTGTCCCTGCGTTTTTGATGGAAACGTTTTCACAGCATCCACAGAACACATCGACGTATGTCTGGGACGATGTGTTAAAATACTGCTCTACTGCCGCAGGGGTGGCACGCATCACCGTGCCGCCGAGGATTTCCCCATCTCTGGCAATTCCCAGCGCCACTTCTCCTACCGTTTCCCCAGTCGGTACTGCGACGTTCCCGGAAAATGTGATCAGATATCTACCGGGCTTTACAAGCGTTATCTGCGCGCTTCCAGCCCTGTGTCTTTCTGCGCATCCGCCCTTTGTTGCCACTGCCGAAAACGGGATGGACTGCCCTACTGGGACCGTGACCGGCGTTGTGTTTACTAACTCAATCATTTTATTCTCCCTTCATTTCAAAAGGGGCAGACGTTCTCAGCCTGCCCCTTTTTGTGAATAACGGCATCAGCCGAACATCATGGCAAAATAATGCCACGAAGATACTCCGTCTGAAGTTTTAACATCCGCATCCCGTGTTGCCTCCGTAGCCACATCCGGCGCCAAAGCTAAAGCCTGTCGGGTTTACGATGGACGTGTACGGGGACATGACCGGATAAGACGGCACGGGTGTAGGTCTCAAAGCATTTAAGATGCTGTTTGTCTGTGCGTTGTTAGACAGCTGGAGCTGTGCGGACTGTAACTCTGTCTGTAGAGACTGGATCTTATCCTGTGTAAACAGGTCGATGATACGCTGTGTTCCGGCGTTCTGCGCGTCAATTACATCGCGGAATCCGTTGTTTACGGTATTCTGGAGGATGTTTGTCTGGGCTGCCATGTTGTAGTTTACGCCAGCAATAGCCTCTCGGGTATCGCAGCAGCATTGCTGCGTCTGATAACCCAGATTTGCCATGTTGGCGTTTACGCCGGCAAAGCCGTTGCAAAGCTGGCCGGAAAGGTTCTGGATACCGTTTTCGATGCCCTGCGTGGACAGCGCTGCGTCGATATCAGCGCGGGTTGCATAACCCTGAAATGCGGGAGAATTTGCTCCTCCACCATTTCCGCCCCAGCCGCCGAAGCCGCCCCAGCCAAACATACCGAAAATCAGGAAAAGGATAATCCATGCACCCCAATCTCCGCCGAAGCCGTCATTTTTTCCTGTGCCGCCGGTTAATACGGCAACATCAGAAGCGGTTAAACCGTCTGTCATAGTAATTATCTCCTTCGATAATGTATTTACAAAACCGTGTGCACCCGGTTGTGTACTATTTAAAAAAGCCTTTAAACATACCCTGCATCTGCTGCGCCATCTGCTGGGCTTGATTTAACTGTTGCTGGTTTATTTTGCCAGACTGCAACAGCCTGTTAATCTCTTCATTCGGATTTCTGCCCTCCATCTCTTTTCGGAATTGCTGGAACTGTTCCAGCATTCCGGCCATTCTATTACCATTCAGGGCCTCAAACAAGGGATTCGCCATGTCTGCCTCCTTCCGGCTTTGTTGCCGTTTCGAGATAACTATATAATTCTTCATATTTGCTTCTCAAATCGTCGTATTCTTTCCGAGTAACGTATTTATCGTCTAAGTTCACTTCCTCCTGTTTCTGTGGCTCTTTCGCGCCCACCGTGACCTCTTTGTAAGCAAAGGTGCGGAGCGTCGGCATCCCGGCGGCATCGGTAGTCTTTATATAAAAATTAGAGTTTTCGGAGTCCATCAAAAGGACGCTTGTATTTGGAGCGACAAGATAAGATTTAGCTCCAGCCTCGCCCTGCACCCACAGGATCCCCTGATTTACCTGCTGCATCTGCTGTGGCTGCTGATACTGAGCCTGCATCTGCGCCAGCCTGTCCATCTGCGGCTGTAGCGGATTTATTTGTCCATACTGATACGGGTTATAGCCGTATCCTTGATATGGTAATGCCATGCCTGCGCCTCCTATGACTAATTCAATGACTTTCTATAGCTAAATTATGGCATAAAAAATAAGCCTCTGACAGTCCATCAAAGGCTTACAAAAGTATCAAATCAACATACCCGTATTATCTTTTTGTTTATTCGCTGGCTCATTCTTTTCACGGTGGACACACTCACGTTCATCATCTCCGCACATCTTTCCAGCGGAATATTCTGCGCCCGTAATTCAAAAAGCCGCCGTTCCTCAGGTGTAAAATTGCAGTATTTGCGAAAAAAATCCAATTCAAACACTGTAAAATCGTATACCTTCAAGATTACTCCCCTTATTGCGTCCGCGCCAGATAAGATATAAGCTTTCCCCTCGTTTCTTTTAACTGCTCAACATTGTTCCCTGATATCTGGCTGTTAAGCATCGTTACCAATGTCTCCATGATTAGGCTGTCCCGCTCCCTAATCTCATGCATCGTTTCAAAGTCTCGCTTGTCATGCTCTTCAAGGACTTTTACCCGCGTGGTGAGCTTAATCGCGGGGGATATCCATTTATGTATCACAGCCACAGCGCCCCCTATCACCGAAATGCCGCCGCACACAGCAAGAATAGCCTGTATCGTTTCCATAGTGCCTATCTCCTTATTTCTCCCAATAGTATATCGGTATCTCCTGGCCGCTGTCCCATGTGTCCCAGTAATGTCCATCTTTGACGCACACCACATGGCCGTCTATCCCGAGCACATACGTCCCCGTTGGATGATCTCGGCAAAAATCGTCTACCGTGTAAACATGCTGTCCGTGGTCGTCTACGATATACCGCCGGAAACCATTCTCACGCAGATACGCACCCCAGACTCTATTAGCACTTGGCATGTCAGACAACGAAAACCCATACACGGATAACCCAACATAAACTGTATCCCAATCTTGCCCTAAAGCCTTGCACAATGCGCGCACAGTGCAATCCCCTACTCTTTGCCCTTTTGAGGGGTTTGGATTGTAATATTCAAATCGGTTCATCATTTCACCCATCGCTTTTATACACTTCCATTCTCCGCATATCTTTTTGCCCCTTTATTCGCTGCCTTTTGCTGCGGGTATCCAAATCCCGCCAATGTATTCCGATCATACTGCGGCTGCAATCCATGCTCTTCGCAATATTGATTGTAAGCCCTGTTCTGTCCCTGCAATCTGTAAGCCAGCTTGTCATATTCCCGCTGAAGCTTTTCCCGTTCCGCGCCGGACGCCCATGCAAGCTCTTCCTGTTTTACTATCAACTGTCGTTTCGTCTTTCGGATTCCGCGCTCCATAGCTCGCTGCTTCTGGCTGTCCTCATACCGTTTTAGATTCTCAGCATCGGTAATTTTATTTCCGCTTCCATCCAGCAGATTTCCTTCTGCGTCCCTCCACGGATTCCGCATCCGCTTGTCAAACAGCATATGCCCGTGACGACAGTTATAGCCATGCATCCCTCTCATATCCACAACCCTGCCTTCTCCCGTGGTTAGATCAATATCATACCCCGTCGATTCCAGCAGGTTCGGATATCCAGGCTCGCTTCCGTCAATTTTAAATACACGGCCCTGCCATTCGTCATGACCTGCAAGCAAGGGCTGCCCGTCGCGCCTTACTCTTGCCCCGAGGTGCGCCGAGGTTAACACATACTCTGTTCCGCTGTCCACGATATACCTGTTTGTAAGCTGCGCCGCTGTCTGGTTCATTGACGTCACTACACAGCATCGTACCGCAGATTCCAGCGTCCTTCGCGTCCCTGTTGGGTAATCCACCATAACGCCGCGTCCCGCATACGCATCCAGCACATCCGCTATGGCTGCGGGATAGCTTTGCACTCCGCTTGCTACCCTTACATCGGCTTCGTCGAGCAGCGACACAAGGTCTTTTTGGCTTTGTTCCAGCGTCGTCCTTGTGAGGTTCTTCAACTCCGCCCGGCTTTTTATGTACTCTGCTTCAATAACAGCCATATATCGTGCATTTTCAAGCGGAGACTGCGCCGCGATACCCATTTCTGACAGTGTAACCGCATCATCTTCCCACGATGTCAGCACGGCACCACGCAGGAGCTTCCGCAGTTCTTTTTCGCTCAGGTCTGTCAGTTCCATGATACGCCGCTGTATCTCATCCCGGCTTTCCCCCAACTGCTCCAGCCTGTACAGCAACCTGTCCGCCGTGGCTGTGATTTTCCCGGATTTTAAAATCCTTCTGGCGATATCCCGCAGGATAAAGTTTTCCAGCCGTTCATAGAGTTCTAATATCCGGTCAGCTTTCCCTTCAAAATACTCTGGTCTCAGCATCACTCTTTCCCCACCGTTTTTCTCACAAGATTCAGCCAGTCGTCTTTATGCCGCCTTTTGGCTTCCTCGAACCATTCAGACGTTGTTCCCGGCTCGTGATATTTAATCCGTCTCTGCGTCGGGCTTTTGCTGGGAGGGGATGTCCACCCTATGATGTTCCCCTCTGCGTCTTTAAGCGGGATATTCGGACCGTACACAACGCCCTTGTACAAATAATGAGCATATGGCGTGTCATACTCAACGATGCCGCCGTATACCCCGTCTGGATATCTTACACTGTTTCTTAGTGCACCCTGCCGGAATGGAACGAAGGGGGCGCTGTCCGCCACTACCTGCATATTCAAAAGCTTCTGGGCTTCCAGCAGATTATCGTCTATGCGGGACGTATCGAGCTTAATCTCCACGTCCCCAACTTTCGTATCCAGGTTCATTTTACCACCTCCCGCATTTTATGGCGTACCCTTATTTCATCTTTGCGTATCCCACGCTCATCCCCGCTTCCGCATCGTTTGCCACGGTCGTTGTTGGGCTGTAGGTTCGCAGGGCTTTATAAGTGGCAAGCTGCTCTGTGGTAAGAGGTTTTTCGATCGGTGTTTCAAGCTGCCCTAAAAACGTCAATGGATTGGCTGAGTTTATAAAACCAAGAATCTGTTCTTTAGCCTCTTCTTTTGTAACATCTTCTTTGGGATGATAATAAAAAGTTGTTGAATTTAATGCCCATCCGGGAGCAATTCCCCAATTTGCATAAATACCATGTGAGATTAAACACTTAGTCGAACCATCCCTATATCTATTTACAAGGGCTCCAGAAATACAATATCTGTTTGGAACATCAGCGGTTTCTTCAAAATTTTTCCACTTTGCTTTTGGTGTTTCTGTTGCGACCCTCTGCACATACACTCCTTTTTTAAAATCCACCTCGTCGCATACCCACTGCTGCCCGTCTGCATCTGTGTAGTTTCCGCCGGATGATACCGGGATCCCAGAAAGACCGTTTGGTGTGGGAATGATGAGGGTCTGGGCGGGCTTGTAGGGTTCGTATGGCAAGGCGGTTGAGCCTGCGTTAATCATCGGATTAGACACTACTTCGTTATATGTCCCATTACTAATATAACAGTGATAAGTTGTTTCTTCATCAATTGTTAATATTCGATCAAATACGGAATCTTTAGATGCAATAATGTGCCATATAGCGCCACCTGTTAGACAATATACCCCAGGTTTTAACGTTATGTAAAAATTTCGGTTATTTGTACCAAAAGTTCCGTTTAAAACTACCTCTCCGGAATCGTTTATATGCAGAAGTCCTGCATCTATCTGTGTTTTTAATGCAGTGGAAGCATCAAACAGATTCGCGCCCAGTGTCTTAACCTCAATCTCGCCATCCTGCCCTACGCTTTCAATCTCCTGCGGGTACTCCTGTGACGGGGAGGGCTTGCCGCCGGTGTAGGGCTCGTAATTGGACGCAGTTGGCTGTGTTTTGGATATCATCGCCTTAACCTTGCCATTAAAGTCTTCTTCGAGTCTGAGGAATATCCGAAACTTATCTCCATCCATTACTTTTATTTTTGTCGCAACTCCTTTCATGGAACCTCCCAATGTGATATTTATCCCATTTCTAAATGCAACGACAAATAAATTCACAGATGCACTATCTGAATAAATATAATATTCCCCAGATGCTAATAACGGGAAATCGTCGTATGAACTTTCGTTGCCCATGCCACTGCGTCCCACTGCATAGATGTCATTCTTTCTTGCACCGGATATCGCTATCCCATCTTTAAATACTTCAAGCCCTTCTCGCTTTTCTCCTACCTCAAACGGCAACAACTGCGCCCCAGTCGTGCTCACCTGCGTTGATTTGCCGTAGAGGGTAAGGGATTCCAGCCCACGATTCCCCTTTGAATTTTCCAAGAGGGCGGGGTTGCCGGTAACGACCGTGAGCACAACGCTGTACGCATCGGCTACCAGCACCAAGAAATGCTCCTCTCGTGTCACAGGCGGAAAGACTTTCCCCTCTCCGCTGGCAATCGCCGCCCAGTAATATTCTAATCGTGTCACAGGCGCAGGGATGCTTCCGCCCCATACTCCTGCTACCTTTGCCATGTAATACTGCAATCTCGTGACGGGCTGCGGGGTATTGCCGGAATAATCCCCTGCCATAGTCGCAAGGTAGTATTCTTCAATTGTCACTGGTTCCGGCGTGTTTCCCTCATATGTCCCTGCAATCTTTGCAAGATAATACTCTTCTCTGGTTATCGGCTCCATCTTATTCCTCCCCGAACAGCCCCGTTTCCTTCGGCTGGGCTTCCGTCACCATTGCCTTCGCATCTTCCTTTGTCATGCCCTCGAATTTGGCAAAATACATCCACGCGGGCACCTTGCCCTGCACAACATAGCTCCACCAGCGTGCCCGATCCTCTTCGCGGTTGTACGTAATATCGCCAAAATCGTACACAACCTCATAAACCCCGACAGGGGCAAGCGCATACAGATCTGCATACACCGACATGGCATAGATAGCATCGTTCAGGCAACTTTCCAGCTTGTCTCGCACATCCTTGATAAACTGGATGGTTCGCTGCTGCTCCGCTTCCACGCCTGTCGCCGTTTGGATGCCGCTCGCTTCGTTAAAGACAAAATAGCCGTTCGAGAACCCGCATTTATACCCTATCTGGGACAGGAGAGCATTGATTCCGTCAAGGCGTGTGGCTGTATTGAGCTGCGGCGTAATCTCCTGGTAAAACTCTTCCGAGCTGTTGCCAAACACATTTTTTACATAATGCGGTAGCTTAACGTCGGGGATGCGCCCATTAAGATTCGTCCCGCTGTCAAACATCAGCCTGTCATCTGCAAGGATGATCTTCTCGCTGTCATATATCTCACCGGCGTTCCGGCTGTATGCGATGTCCAGGTCTTTCATTTCTTCGATGGCTTCTGCGTATATCGGCATTCCCAGCGGAGAGGAAAGATCTATGTTGTTTGCAGCAGGGGTGCGGAACACTCCGTACATGGGGGAATCAAGTCTTTCGTTCCCGCCCTTGAGAATCGGCGGCGTTTCCTCCAGCAGATCAGCCCACTTTGTCTGCTCCAGCGGGATAGGATCGCCGAGGGATTCGCTGCTCTTTGATACATATGCCCTGTTGGATATCACATACGGGTATATCACGCCCGCCTCCGTCCGCATCTCGACAAACCTATGGTATTCCAGACGCGTATAATGTTTGTCGTTGGCCGCATAGCTGTCTTTAAACACAATACCCGTTATATTGCCGTTGTCGTCCTGCTCCGTCACGATAAAATCCATAGGAGTAAACATATCAAGCCCGCTGCCATTAGGCTTTATGATTACCGTGCCATAAGCGCAGCCATACTCTACCCAATGTCGTAGGCTATAATATGCTTTATCAATCTGCTCCTGCAACCACGCCCCGCGTGCGCCGCCGTCAACCTGGATTTTAATCCCCAGCGTGACGAGCCGCGCCGTCTCGGAGCATACCGCCTTTGCAAAATTGATAGTCTTTATTCGATTATCTGCGTCTAACCAGTACGGCGTGCCGCGGTAGATGTTGGCACACTCTGCGACCTTTGCCATCATCTGCGCAGACGTGGTATCCTTTACCCTAAAATCTTTCTCAGCCTGCTTTTTAAATATCATATTAAACCACCTTTTGACTGTCTGTATAAGTCCCATTTCTGCAATCCCCTGTGCCGTGTATTCTTAGGCTGTGTTACCTCTGCGGTTAAATTTAGATTCAAATGCATAGCGTGTAGCATCGATCGAATGGTTATTTGCATCCGGATAACCACTGATGATGTTGCCGTCTTTGTCCCGGTCATATTCGTATTCGGTAAATTCGCGGAATACATTCGGTGTCCTGCGCTTGTCTATAACGATCTTTCTCCGCATCAGCCACTTCATTCCATATTCGACGCTACCGGGTCCTTTTATTGCCGGCCGCGCCGGAAGTCCCATGCTTCGGTAATCGTTAATAGATTTCGGTTCGGCGCTGTCGCAGGTTATGTGGTAGTCCGTATAACCTTTTTCTTTGATCCAGTTTGCTGTTATTTCATTTGATTCTTTATTGACGTAATGCTCGTCAATAAAATAAATCGTCTCGCTGTCCGCGTCATAGTAGCATCTTACAAACGCGTATGCGTCCGGGTACCAACCAAAGTCAACGCCCTGGTATATTGTATCCATCCGGGCTATTTCTTCATCGGTGATCTCACGCAGCTCCAGAAGCTCAAATATGTTTCCGCCTGTTCCAACTGCGTTCCCTAGATATTCATGGTCATAGGCTCTTGGATTCGTGAGCCTTAAGTGCTCTGCACTGTCAAAAAATTCATCTCCCAGCCACTCACGCGGCACACTCCTGTAGTCGCTTTTGTGGTTGTATGCCCGTCTATCCTCAATTTGCACATATTTATTCGCCCAGTTGTTACGATTGATCGGCGGATTAAACGTTTTAAACACGACATAATTATGACCGCCACGCAAAACTGACTGTTCCGCCATTCGGATCTCTTCTGGTCCCTTAAAGATGTCCAGCTCCTCGAACCAGAGATATTTAAAAAATCCTGTGGCTGCCTTAATGGATTTTGTCTTTTGTGCCTTATCCAGACCCCTAAAGATGATCTTTTGCCCTGTTGGCAGGTAGGTAAATTGCATCGGGTTTACATTGCCGCGCCAATAATCTGACACGCCCAGCGCATCTATCCCCCACTGGATCTGGTTATAAACAGAATCCCGCAGCATTGCGGAAAATTTATGGAATACTGCCGCGTTTGCCTCCGGGTTTTGCATCATGCCAAGCGGGAGCTCTACAGACACAAAAGAGGACTTTCCTGATCCTCGTCCTCCGTAAAGGTTATAGTACTCGTGCCGTCCTTCTTTTATGTCCTTATGCACTTTGTAAAAAGCCGGAGCAATTAAGTCTGTAAGCTTTATCCTTGCTGCCTGCTGTACTTCCATTTAGTCTTCCTGCTTTTCTGTTTCCGTGTCTGGGATATCGTCAATAATCGTGACCTTCCCGGATGCCTCGACCTCCATCTGGTCACGCTGTCCTAACCACTGCTTGCCTAACCAAATAGCCATTGTCGGATTCGTCTCTGCATGTTTGTACTGGAGTCTTCGCAGGCTTGCTTTGCCCTTCTGGCTCTTTTTTTTATAAGTCTCCGCAAATCCCTCTTTGTACGTCCTCACGCACCATCTTTCAATCGTGTCCTCGCTGCATCCGATAACTGCCGCAATCTCCGCAAGTGTGCATTGAATCGAACATAAGTTCTCGAATACTTTTTGATCAATTGGTATTCTTTTCCGTCCGCCCTTGTTTGCATTATCAGACATATATACTACCTCTTTTTTATTTATTGTTTGTTTTCAGTTAAATGCTCATCTTCTGCTTGACATTTTTTTAAGATGATCTCATTGTTATCCCCAATAAAAATTTGTAACGGATCTGATTCTTGGATGTTCAACCTTCTCCGTACATACCTTGGAATTCTTATTCTTCCATGATCATCTAATATATACACTCTTCCTATTGCTTCCATTTCTCCTCCCGGGTTATTCTGCTATGCAAAAACATTATTTATTTAATAAAACAGCTTTTGCCCCTGTAAACTTTTCCCATCTGTCGACAATAACATCCACATACCGTGGGTCGTATTCCATAGAATAGCCGCGCCGTCCATTCTGTTCGCATGCCATAATGGTTGTCCCTGATCCGCCGAATAAGTCTAAGACTACATCCCCACCCTTTGTGTTATTCTTTATCTGGTAATCAAACAACGGGATCGGTTTCATAGTCGGGTGCATGTCATTTCGTGTGGGCTTGTCAAAATTGATTACTGTTGTCTGCTTTCTGTCTGAAGCCCACAGATGCCCAGCTCCTTCTTTCCAGCCATACAGGCACGGCTCGTGCTTCCATTGGTAGTCTTGCCGTCCCATCACCATGCTATTTTTGTTCCAGATAAGACACTGCCTTACAGTCCAGCCAGCATCAAAGCACGCCCCCCGGAAATTATATCCCTCACTGTCCGCATGCCAAATGTAAAAGACCGCGCCCGGCTTCATAACCATGTCGGCGTTGCTAAAAGCATCTGTCAAAAACTGCCTAAAATTATCGTTGCCCATCTGGTCATTTTTAATTTTAAGCTTGTCTTTGGTCTTCCCCTCATAGTTTACGTTGTATGGCGGGTCAGTGAGCAGCATGTCTGCTTGCTCCCCCCCCATCAGTTTTTCTACGTCTTCCAGCACCGTGCTATCACCGCACATCAGCCTATTATTGCCCAACTGATAAATGTCGCCCAGTTTAGATTTCGGCTCTGCAGGTAACTCTACCTCAAATTCATCCTCAACAGCTTCCTCGGCATCGTCCTGCAATGCATCCTCGAATCCAAACAATTCCATGTCAAGGTCGATAATATCGTCAAGTTCCGCATTCAGCAGGTCAAAATCCCATTCAGCTTTTTCAGCTACTTTGTTATCTGCCAGCCGGAACGCCTTTATCTGCTCATCTGTCAGGTCGTCAGCAATTATGCACGGCACTTCACTCATTTTAAGCTTTTTTGCAGCTTTATATCTTGTATGCCCTGCAACAATAACATTGTTTTTATCGATCACGATCGGAACCTTAAACCCGAACTCTTTGATGGATTCGGCAACGTATTTAACAGCATCATCGTTCTTTCTCGGGTTATTCTCGTATGGTTTTAAGTCTTTCAGTGCGATGTTAATTATATCCATGTTTCATGCTCCTATTCCCTCTGATTTTACCATTTCTTTCTGTTCACTTTGTACCCGATTCATGCTTACATCCATCATGTGGTAAAAAAAGCCGCTGGTAACCGTAAAAATCTGTCCTGCTCTTCGCTGTAAAATTGGCTGGTAGAAATTTTGATTACGAGCCCCGTGGACAGTATGGCGCGCTGAAGCTTTTTCATGACAGCATTACAATTCATATCATACCCAATACAGTTATTATTCTATTTTACCATTCTTGTTTCCTGATCCGCGTACCCCTTTTACACAATTGCATTTCCTTCCAGTATCATATAGCTGTTGTATAGATATATCGTTTTCCTGCGATACCCATAAAAATCTTTCCTCCCGATAGGGATGTTGCATATCTTTGAGATGTTGTCATACCCCAGCCCTGATGTCAGGCTAAAAAACAGATATTGCGCCAACTCTGCATATGCGCTTTCCGCAGCCAGAAGCAGCAGTTCCAATTCCCTACCCTTTGCGTTTTTGCACTTGTCTTCTATTTTTTTTACCTCATTGTATGTCAGACCGTAACCATTAAAGTATGTGTCCCTTGTTCCCACATTCCCCACCTTCTTTCTTTTTGCTTTATTTTTTTGTTACCCTATCCCAGTCCCGCAGGATTTATCTGTGTAGACAGAGGGAACCAGCACACAAGCTGGCGCGCCGGACGCTGTCCTGCGTTGTCTCGCTCTGCTTTTCCTGCAGCCGCCTGATCTGCTGCTCGGTCTCCCGGATCAGCTCACAGGCGTCTATGTAGTCGGATAAAAGTTTCTTATCCATCGGTGCCACCTTCTTTCTCATCCACTTTCTTACTTAAATATCAGTTTAATCTTCCAGCCACTTGTTATCAAAATAGCAAAATCCAATTACAGCACCTGCAGTCAGAGCTATCCATAAAGCCCAGAACATTTCATTCGCAACACTATGCGTACAACTGTCTAATGCTTGCTCAATGGTATAATCTTTGAAAAATCTGGAATTATACGAAATCGTTCCGTCCGATAACTTGGTATATACAGTCCCTGTATGCTTAGGGGATGTCCCGTAATACTTGTACCGTGCCTTTACAAATTCCCCAGACTTCCAACTATATTCTCTCCCAGATTTTATTGTCTCTATGTGATTGTCCAGAGAATACGGGATTTTATCATACGGAAATTCGATACCACAAAACATAATATTTTCGGAATGTTTGCTTTCTCTGTCCTCGATTTCCCATTCATAGTATACTTCTACTTTTGTGTGCTTTTTACCTTCTGAATCTGTTTCTGTCACTTCTCTTTCATGGCGTTCATATCGTTCTTCTATCTTTTCAACATGAAGATATTCCCCGCCAATCTCATCAAAAGTCACTGTATCAACCGCTTGCAAATCTCCATACACAAAAGCATTTCCAACATTTGTGTCCATGCCATACCGAAATAATTCAGAGTCCTCAATATGCACTGCCTTCTGGTATTCGGCGTTCTTATCGTTCTGCATATCAGTTATTTTTCCAGATATAAAGAAACCGACTATTAGCATAACGGCGGCGATTGCAACGCTGATGATGATTTCGCGCTTGGTTATTTCCATAAGCTATTCTCCAAATAAATCCTGCGGTGCGTCAACTGGTGCTTGATAATCCAACCGCTGAAATTTCAAAACCTCATAGCCTGTCCAGTCGAGGAAGATTCTTGCTGGAAACTTCTTTACATACCTGTTATAAGCTGTTACGGATTTATTGTAATTTTCCCGGTACTGGGCAAGCATGTTTTCGGTAATAGACAATTCATTCATGAGTTGCTTATAATTCTCATTGCTTTTCAACTCTGGATAAGCATATGTAACTGCCGCGATCACAGTATTTACATCTTCTACACTGTTCCCTTCGCTCATTCCATCTGCAAGTCCAGTCAATGTTTCTGATTCATGCCGATCATACTGTTTTACACAGTCTGCCAGATTATAAACCAAGTCAACCCTGCGTTTCTCCTGCACTTTAATGTCAGATTCAGCGGTATAGACCGATTCTTCCAGACTGATTGCCCGATTCTGTACTGACTGCACTCCAAACACACACAACAAAACTACTGCCACTACTACTCCTACAATAATCAATGGTAATTTCCAATTTTTCATAGTTCTTTTCCTTCCTTTAAATGCTCATTTTCGCCTTTGCAAAATACATCTGGCTAATCACCAATCGTGAAAAAAATCATAGGCAACACCCCAGCAAAGGCTGAGAGTATTAACACATCTCCCATTCTGCTGGAGCGGTCCATACTAAACGCCAGAATAAATAGTATCAGCCAAGCCGCAGCCGCTATTATGCCCAACTTTCCTAAAATATCCTTTTTGTCCATTTTCTTATCTGTATGACATCCATCACATTCTCCAACAATGCAAGGTTCAATAGTATTCTCCAATACTGGATAAGCCGTATTTTCATCATCAGCTTTTATTATATGGTACTGTCCCCACATCTTTGTAACATATCCAATAACTTCTTCGTTACTATCCACTCGTTTTGCCTTATGCTTTATAATCATGTCATTCCTCCACAAGTCCTCATTCAATCGGCATTGTCCGCCTCCATCAAATCTTATCTTTGTTAATTAACAATAGATATCACTTTATTCATATATGTTGCACTCAATCTTTAACGCTCTCTTTTAGTTTCTTTGCTATATCAAAAATAACATTTACAGTGACTCCATTTCCTGCCTGCTTATATAACTGACTATCTGAATTAACAAACGCTGCTTTTTCAAAATAATCATCTGCCCACCCCTGAAGTCTAAAACATTCTTTTGGCGTTAACTTTCGGATTGCTATGTAACATTGAAGCTTTTCATACCAGACCGCGTATACACTCAGTTCATCTGATACCTGCACGAAAATCCCTTGATTGCAGCTTGTATCAAGCGTGTTTGCTGTTGCTTCCTTGACCTCAATCGCAATTCCATGCCGGTCCTGTCCTGTCAACGTGAACATCGGCTCTCCATCATCTTTAAATCGTCTTCCATTCTGACGTTTTTCTGCTCTGTCGGGTGTTAATACTGGAATTGCAATTCCGCTGTCCTGCCCTGCATGATTCGCCATGCCTTTGTAGTATCTTGCTTTCAAGCATCGTGCCTGCTCTGTCATCTGTGAACCTTCGTAGCACAAATCAATGAAACACGGCAATGTAACATGATGACCTTTTTCACCGCCTTGTCCAGTATCAAGTGCTTCTGGTGCAAAGGCCTGCGTATTTCTTCTGTAGCCGTCTTTATGACCGACTATTTGAACACTATTTTCCCCGTCTGTTCTTTCGACAGGAAATACTTTTGCGGTACTTCGTCCTCTAAGATGTCCGATAATAAAACACCTTTCTCTGTTTTGCGGCACTCCAAAATCTTTGGAGTTGAGAACTTGCCACTCTGCATCGTACCCCTCCCTGTCCATTTCAACGAGCAGCCTGGCGAAATCCCATCCTCCATTAACACTAAGCAAATTCTTAACGTTCTCAATGAAAAGGTAAGTGGGTTTATTTTCTTCCTCGAGCTGTCCGATAAGGTACATAACTCTGAAAAACAGGCTCGAGCGGTTTCCTTGAAATCCAATTTGCTTTCCTGCGACAGAAATGTCCTGACATGGGAATCCGAAGCACCAGCAGTCTGCCCTTGGAATGTCTCTTGCATATACTCTTCGAATGTCATTTGCGTACCATTCTCCATTTCTGTATTCCTCCTTTAATATTTCTTTTTGCCGTTTCTTCAATGGCACTTTTTCTAATGATTCTCTTTGTTTCTGCGTGAGTAGGTGCATAGAGATATAGCTTGCCGTTGCAAATTTGTCAAACTCGCAAAATCCAACACATTTATGCCCCGCCAACTCCATTCCTTTTCTAAACCCGCCTATCCCCGCAAAAAAATCAATAAATTGCATTTTTTCTCCTCACCTCTTCCATGTCGGTTCTGCCTGCTCCCACACACGTTCCACCATGTCGCACTGGCAAACAATCTCTGTTGCCCACTCCCGGATTTGCCGAAGCCCATCCGCATCCGGTGCGATACCTGCACGCCGTTCGATCGAGAGCGCCAGCTCCCTGATCCGGTTATCTGCCGCCATCCATACCGGTTCGGCATCCGGCGATTTTTTAATCCATATTGCCATTGTCCTGTCTCCTTTGTCCTATCCTGTCAACATCCTGCTCCAGGACGATGCTTTCTCCGGCTTTATAAATCCAATACAACAGCACGCCTGTCAGAACTACTAATACAGTTATAATCTTTCGCATTTTTACCTCCTGAGCGGCTCACTTTTCCGCTCCCTGTTCCTCTGCCACTGCAAATTCTCCATTCTTCAGCGTATAAAACGTATTTTCTTTTATGCGCTCACCGTCCACTTTTTCCATCTTTGCACAAACTAAATTGTTAGAATCGTCATACTCGGCAAGGACCAGATAACAGCCTTTTTCTCCTCTTGCTTTTCCGCGTCTTCCCCACGATACGGCCACGCCGTCTTTTCCCGTGTTGGTTGCAGCGCTCCAGTCTCCCGTGTTGGTTGCAGCGCTCCGGTCTCCCGTGTTGGTTGCAGCGCTCCAGTTTCCCGTGTTGGTTGCAGCGCTCCGGTTTCCCGTGTTGGTTGCAGCGCTCTGGTCT